TATGAAATAGAAACGACAGGGACGATATCTGGTGCAGCCGTATTACAACAAGTATGTTCTTCTTGTATGATTGAAGGTGGCTATTCTCCACAAGGAGTTATTCAATCAGTTGGAACAGCTTCATTAGGTGGAGTGAATTTAACAACAGCTGGTACATTTTATAATTTAGGAACTATTAAAATTAAATCAGGAAGACCTTACGCACTTATTATTCCTCAAGGTTTTATAGCTTCTGCTGTAGCTAACTCTGACTTTGAAGTACAATTAAGACAAAACGCAACTCCTTCAACAGCATTTTCATATACAAGTTATTCTGATAATATAGAGTATGATTTAGACGGTACTAAAACCATTACAGGGGGAACAATTATAAATAGAACTTATTTATCGGGTAAAGGAGTTTCTATTGAAAACTTTGGAGATGGTTTTAATTTTGAATATCAACTTGGACAAACAATAGCAGGTGTATCTGACACACTAACTTTATGTGCTAAAGGTGCATCAAATGGTGATGATATTGTGGGTTCAATAAAATGGTACGATACGACAAATGGCTAATTTTTATAAAAACGCTTTTTTTGCAGGTACGACTACAAGTAGTGTAAGTGTTTATACGGCTCCAACTAATGCTAGAGGTATAATACAGAACATTCAAGTAACTAACGAAGGCGGAAGTAAAATAGTAAAAGCGAAAGTTACAGATAATTCGGCATCAAGCACTTACCAAATAGCTTACGCTGACATTTCAGGGCCTACAATATGCAATTTAGCAAAAGGTCCTATTATATTAGAAGAGAGTGATTCTATATCTTTAGAAACCAATAACACTACTAATGTAACTGCTATTGTATCAATTTTAGAAATATCAAGAGAAGATCAAAATGGCTAAACAAAAATTTGTACACTTTGTACCTCGTCCAAAACCTAAGAAACGTCCTGGGCGTCACACTAAAAGACTTAACAAGAGCGCCAAAAGATGTTATAAGAAATACAATGGACAAGGACGAGTATGACAAAAACTATAATAATAGACGGTAAAGAAGTTCCAGTAATTCCTGCAAAAGCAGAGGAAGAAGTAAAGAATAAAAGAACAGGTAAAATTTATGCTAGCAAAAGTGATTTTGATAATGATGTTGCTAATCCCAACACTGACACTAGCGTGGATGATTTACAAATTAATCAAAAAATAACAGTTGCATCTCTTCAGGTATTTGGTAAAACCAAATAATGCAACCATACGGTGGAACTGAAATTCAATTTGATTATTTAAAAAAACATGTGAATCAAAATTTAATTGATTCTGTTCAAATTACAACTTCTGTTCCAGAAAAAATTCCTTTAGATCCAATTAAGTCTAATATTCTTTGGATTAAAAATTCTTACGACCAGCCAAATCTTAAACCATGGTTTGAAAATAAAGAAAATCATTCTAAATATGATTGGTATGTGTTTAACTCACATTGGACTTATGAAAAATATAGATACTTTTATAGAATTCCTGAACACAAATGTACAGTAATAAAAAATGCAATTGATTATGATGAATTAAAAATTAAAGATGACTTTACACCAAAGTCTAAAATTAAAATGTGTTACATATCTACTCCCTGGAGGGGATTAGAAGTAGCCTTAGCTGCCATGTCAGCAATTAAAGATCCTGATATAACTTTAGATGTTTATTCAAGTACTATTATTTATGGTCAATCATTCCATAATGCTAACGATAAAGGTTACCAAGAATTATATGAAAAGGCTAAACAATTACCAAACGTAAATTATATGGGTTATTGTCCTCATAAAGAATTAGTTGGGAAATTAGATCAATATGATGTAAATTGTTTTCCAAGTATTTGGGAAGAAACATTTTGTATATCTGCTATGGAGTCGTTAGCCGCGGGTCAGTTATTAATAACCACGGACCTCGGTGCACTACCAGAAACGTGTGCTGAGTTTCCAATATACATACCTTACATCTCAGACAAAAGAAAACTAGCTATTCAATTAGCTGAATGTATCTTACAAACAAAGGAAATGCTAAAACAAGATTTGTCTTGGGGATTAAAGTTTCAACAAGAGTATTATAAAAGATTTTATGATTGGAAAGTAATTGGTAATTTTTGGACTGATTTTTTAAAAGGAGCGCTGCATGTCAAACGAAATCAAAAATAGTTTAATGGTATGCACTCCTGTGCATTCAGAAGTATCCATGCATTATATGAGATCGTGTTTAGATTTACAAAAAGAATGTTTATTAAATAAAATAAATATTACCTTTCAACTTATGAAAAGTAGTCTTGTTACTCAAGGAAGAAATTTATGTGCATCTGGTTTTATGAATTCAAATCATACCCATATGTTGTTTATTGATTCTGATATGGATTTTACATCCAGATCTGTTTTTAGATTATTTAAAGCTGATTATGATGTAGCCTTAGTACCTTATCCTATGAAAACAGTTAATGAGGGAAAATTTAGAGAAGATTTTAAAAGAAGACCTGACGGAAATCATAATAGTTTTGGACATATTTATCCAATTACTGTTCCAGATCCAGAAAATATGAATCCTGTAAATGGTTTTATAGAAGTAGAAAGAGGACCTACAGGTATGATGATGATAAAAAGAGAAGTATTTGAAAAATTAGAAAAAGAATACAGTGAATTAAATATTGTTCAAAAGACACTTATTAACGGTAAAATGGTTGATAGACCTCATTATTTTAATTTTTTTGATTCCTACTATAGTCCTAAGACAAAAACTTATATGGGGGAAGACTTTTATTTCTGTAAGTTATGGACATCTATGGGAGGCAAAATTCATGCTTTAATAGACGAAGAAATAGGCCATGTTGGCGAATACCATTATACAGGTAAGTTTCAAGACGATATCATAAAAGTGTAGTGATATTGATATATCTAGCTATACAAGTTAAAATATCCATTAACTAAGTTATTAAAAATATGGATCCATTTACTATAGCATTAGCCACTTTTGGCGTACAAAAACTAAGAGGGAAATCTACCAGAACTGCATTAAAAGATGCTGCCCTTATGGGTGGAGGTGCATATGCTTTAGGACCTTCAGGATTAGGAGCATTTCAAAATGTAGGTTCAATGGCAGGAGGCCCTTTCAGTACTATAAAAGGAATGTTTGGCGCTGCCCCACTTACTTCAGTAACTACATCTACTGGCCAAGTTGTTCCTTTCAATACACAAGTAGGTTTAAACACATTACAACAACCAACAATAGGTCAACAATTGACAGGAGGTTTAAAAAAATTAATTGGCACCTCTAAAAATGAAGCTGCTATGAAAGCTGCAATTGAACAAGGTATGGATGCTACACTTGCCGCTGAAAAGTTTGGTGGATCAGGGTTTATGGGATTAGATACTGGAATGAAATTAGGTTTAGGAGCCGCAGGAGCTACACTACTAGCTGGAGAGGAAGAAGAACCAAAACCACCTTTTACAGAGGCAGATTATGCTAACGCATATGAAAAACAAAAAAAAGAATTAGAAGGAATTACTGATGGGGCTAAATATGCATCTTCTACATCAGTTCCAAATATTTATAATTACTCAACTTCAAACCCTATGTATACATTTAATCAAGGTGGAATTGTAAATGCTTTACCTAAATTCAATTCAGGAGGAATAAATTATTTACCATCTAAAATTGATCATGATGAAAATGACGTAAACAATTACGTTAGAGCACAAGGTTATGTTGAAGACGGTTCTGGTAACGGAGATAAAGATGAAGACACTATGCTTGCACAACTTGCTGATGGTGAATTTGTATCTAGAGCAGATGCAATTCTAGGAGCAGGTATTATGGAAGGTGCTAACCCAACTAATATGAAAGATATGAGAAAAAAAGGTGCTGCTTTTTTTTATGATCAACAAGCAAAGTTTAAACGAATTTATGATTTATTAGATGCTGCCAGAGAAAAAACAAATTAGAAAAGAGGTTAATGTTTTATACATTGGCCAGAACAAAATTGAAGAGTATTGGAATCTTGTAGATTTCATGCTTAGGGAAGGCCTTAAATACGATGGCAATCCTATGAACATAGAAGATCTTAAAGAAAATCTTCTAGATGGATCCTTTCAATTATTTATGATGTTTGGATCTGACGATGGTGAAAAGTACAAAGTGTTCGGTGTATTTGTCACTAGAATAATGGAATTACCGAACTTTAGACAATGTGAAGTCATATTGTTAAAGGGAGAAAAAAGAGAACTATGGCAGGACGAAGCAGCAGATGCAATAGAGAACTTAGCAATTCAAGAAGATTGCAAAAAAATAGCAGTGCATGCAAGACCTGGATGGAAAAACTTTTTAAAGAGTAAAGGTTTGGAAGTTAAAAGATATTTATATACAAAGGAGTTAAAGTAATATGGGAGCAATATTTGGCGGAGGCGGAGGCGGAGGCGGAGGTGCCTCTTCAGGAACACAAGTTACGATCGCAAGAGAAGCTCCTGATGTAGAAAGCAGGAAGCTAGCCTTATATGATCAAGCCGCAACACTTGCTAAAACACCTGTAAACATTCCTGCTTTTCAAGTTGCAGGACCTAGTGCATTAGAACAAACAGGATTTCAACAAGCAGGAACAACAGGAGTTGGAGCAGGAACAACAACTGCAGGAATTGGATCTGTATTAGGAGCACAACAAGCAGCTTATGGTGCACCAAACATAAGTCAATTTTTAAACCCTTACCAACAATATGTGACAAATGAAATTGCTAGACAAGGTCAGATGGCACAAAATCAATTAGCTGCGCAAGCTGTAAATCAAGGCGCATTCGGTGGTGGGAGAGAAGGAATACAACAAGCTGAATTACAAAGAGCAACACAAGCTAACATTGGACAAGCTTTAGCTTCTGGTTATGGACAAGCAGTAGGCGCTGCTCAACAGCAACAATCTTTGCAAGCTCAAACAGGTTTACAAGCGGGACAAATGTTAGGAGCGTTGGGTGGACAACAACAAGCGATGCAACAAGGAGACATTCAAAGTTTATTACAAGCGGGTGGAATTCAAAGACAATTAGGTCAGCAAGCTTTAGAAGCATCTAGACAAACTTCATTAGCTAGATCATATGAGCCATATCAAAGATTAGAATTTTTAAAGGGCATCATGACAAATCTTCCAACTACCCAGTCTGCTGTAACAGCGACCACGGCCCCAGGCACTAATCCTTTAGCACAAGCAGCAGGAGCAGGTATCGGTGCATACGCTGCTTACAACATGACGAGGCGATAATGGATGATCCAATATTAAAAAGAAAACTGTTTGCAAACAAAGCTAGACACATTAAACAAATTCAAACAGGAAATGTACCAGGACACTATCTTGGTATTTTAACTAGAATACCAGGAGCAATTAGATTAGGTACACAAGCTTTTAGAGCAGCACGAGCTACTCCTAAACCACCATCAGGATTAATTACTGGAGGTTCTCAACCTTCTTTAGCAGGAAGAATGATGGGTCAACAAAAAGGTTTAAGAACTACAGGTCTTGGTGGATTAGAATCAAAAGCATTAAGAGCAAGAGGACCTATTAAAGGACCTATCGGTAGAGGAGGCGTAACAGCTGCTGAAATAGGTTTAAGTGCACCCTTTGCTGCTGAAGGTGTAAACCAAGCTATAACAGGAGCCATGGAAGGAGATTATGGACAAGTAGCAGGTGGATTAGGAACAGGTTTATTATCATTACCTATCTTAGGACGATCATTAAGAATGGCAGGTATTGGAGCTAAAGGAACTGGTAAAGTTGACCAAGTTAGAAGAGCAATATCTGAAGTTGGTAAAAAAACTCAACAACTTACATCTAGAAAAGGAACTCTTCCAGCAGGTCTTGGGTTATTAGGAACAGGCTATGTATTTGAAGATGAAGGAACAAGAGCAGCTCCAAAAGTATTAGGAGATCCAATTGATATATCAATTCAGCAGTATGAAAAAGAAAACAATATTAAATTAAGTGATGATCAAAAAAAAGAAATTAAACAAAGAATAACTTCTACAACTGCACCAGGTGCAAAAGGTACTGATGAAAGAAGCTCAGTGCCTATAGAACAAGGTAAAGTAATCACGCCTACAGGACCTAAAACATTTAAAGAAGGTGACATGAATGAAATGGAAATTCAAAGATCTGTTGTAGAAGATAGTATTAAAGATGAAGCAGGTAAACAATTAAGAACAAAAGAAGGTAGTGAGTTTCAAAAATTTTATAATGATATTGAAAATTTAACAGGTAAAGATGATACCAACAATTTACTATTATTAAAGTTTGCTTCAGGATTATTAACAGGTACATCAGGAAGAGAAGGTGTAAGAGGTGCTTTAGATGTAGCGGGACAAGCTGCAGGCCCTACCTTAGATACTATGATTGCTCTTAAAGCTAAAGAAAAAGAAAGAAAGAATGATTTAGCGGTTGCTTATGTTAAAGCTAAAAAAGATGCAACAAATCAATTCCAAGTAACAGGAGACACAAGAAGATTTTTAGTACCTGATGCAAATGCAATTAATGGACAAAAATCAATAGAAGTTAAAAACTTTGATAGTGGACCATACAAAGGTTATGAAGCAGTTAAACAAACTAATCCTGATGGAAGCTTTACTTGGAGAATAGCAAACCAAAATGATTTAGGTGGTGCTAGAGAAATAGAATCATCTCCTGCAACAATGAGAAAATTACAAAACCAGTTGAATGGTATTAATCTAGGTTATGAAATGGCTAACTTTGTATTAGCTTTACCTGAAGATTTAATCGGACCTAAAGGAACTATTATGTCAGCAACTGAAAGTATTGTTGGTACAGCAGATGCATTAGTTACAGGTACAGCGGGGGCAAACCCTGATGCATATTTAAGAACTTTATATGCTAACGAAACTTATGTTGATGAAGAAGAAAAGAAAATGATTAATGAGGGTTTAAGAAAAGATTTAGAAGATGCAAGAAAAATAACTAGAGCAGATGAAAAACGATTTGGCTTTGGTGCATTCAGAAGACCAAACGATGAAGAGCTTGCTAAAATTACAAAAGCAAAACTTGTAGAAGTTAGATTAAAGTACTTAATTGCAAACGCTAACAAAGCTGAAGACAGATTAACACAAAGAGATATTGATGCTGCAGGTCAGCTAACGGATATCTTTAGATTTGATTCTCCAAGAAAAATTAAAGGTAATTATGCTGCGATTGTAGATGACTTAAATAGTAAGTTTGGAGAAGTATTATCACAATACCAAGAGCAAGGTGGATCTAATGAATACTTATTAAGATTTGATAACATTCCAATGATTAAACAACATATTGGCAAAAGAAACCAACAAGTATTAAATCAAAATGTAGGTACTATAATCGATAGTATACAACTTAATTAGGAGATAACATGGCAACAGTACAAGAACTCCAAAATGCAATCGACCTAAAGAAGTTAGATGTTACTCAATTAAATGACCAACAAAAAGGAGCAATCGATGTATTGTTCCAAAAAGGTGATCTTAAAGGTTACAATAACGTAAAAGAAATAGAAGTTGAACAAGAAGCTGCAAGAGAAATTATTGCATCTAAAGAACAACAAAGATTAGAACCATTCCAAACTGCAACAGGTATTGAAAGAAGAGACTTAGAATTAGTTGGAGATGTCACTGGTACATTAATACCTTATGTAAAAAATAAAGATATGTTAGTAAAATCTTTAATAGCTAACAATGGTAAAGCAGAGTTTAATGTTGATCAAAGATCAATAATAAAACCAGAACAGTTAAATAAATTTCAAAGATATATTGCTAAATTACCTATAGTTAGAGGATCTAAATTATTAGGCAGAGTTGGTAATGTCATAGGTAAAATGGGAGACTTTATTAGACAAGGCCCAGGTAATATTAGAATGAAAGGTCCTACTCCATTTTTATATACAGAAGCATTATCACAATTTGGTGGATCTGTAGGAGCTGGTATCGGATCTTTAACTTATGATGCAGCTAACTTAATGACAGATTTTGCTGCAACAACATCAGAAGATTTAGCAAATATAAGTGATGACGATATTAGAAAGTTACCTGTTAGTGATAGAGCTATGGTGCATGCTGCAGATGCAATGAAGAATGCATTGTATTTTAATTTTGGTGCTTTCTCAATTGCTCCAATGTTAGGTTTAATGACAAAAGGATTTAGAAGTTCAATTGGTTTAGAAGGACAGAAAGCATATGAGTTAGCAAAAACAGCAAGAGAAGAAGGTCTTCCAATTAATTATCAAGGACTAATTGATGAGAGTAAAGGCTTTATTGCTAAAGGTTTAAAAGATTTAGGTAGAACAATTACAGTTATACCTACACTTGCAGGTCCTCCTAAAGCTGCAAGAGTAGAAATTGAAAGAGCGACTTATAAAAGAATGTTAGATTATTTTGATGCATCAGCACCTTATGCAGATGCACAATTATTAAGTTATGGTGCAGTAGAACAAGTTAAAAAGAACTTTAGAGAAATGTATAATTTAATTGATGCAAGATATACCACTGTAATGAGAAATGCTGAAAACATTGGTGGAGGTAAAGCGCCTTTTATCAAATTAGATAACTTTATGAAAGAAGCAGAAGGGATTAAAAAATACTACCAACAAACAACAGTTGGAATGGACTTTTATGATCCTAGACTTAAAGGTCTAGATATCAAAAACGATCCATTATTAAAATATATTGAAGGTGTTCAAAACAGTTACAATATGAGGGATGGTATTACAGCTCCTAAATATGTAGATTTCCATAGACAACTAAAACAAGCTTATCAATTATCAGACATGCAAAACCCAACTGGTATTGCTGCAAGATTAGATAGTGCACTAAAAAAAGATTTAAATAGCGTAATGGCACCACAATCTGTAGATGATTTATTACAGAACAATGAAATTAAAAAAGCATTTGATGAACAAGTATCTAACTTTGGACCACAAGCAGGACAAAAATATTTAACAGATTTAATTGAAGATATGAAAGCTTTTCAACAAGAATTAATGGATGCCAATGAATTCTTTACTAGAAATATTAGAACATTTAAATCAGAAGGTTCTGCACTTATGGGGACTAAAACATTTAAGAAATTTGACTCTAATATTTTTACACAAAAAGGTTTAATGAATATTGCAGGTAGATCTAACTTAGATGGTAATAGAATATTTGAAGATGGTTTATTAAATGCATTTAAAAACGGTAGTGATGGTAGTATTAGAAATGTTAAAAAATTATTAGGTATGGATAGAGGTGGTCAAACACAAGAAACAGGAACTAAAATATTCGATAGATTTAGAACTGTTTATATGTTCGATGCCTACAACGATGCATTTGATATGAAACCTATACTTAACAATGTACCTTTATTTAAAAAGGTAAGTGAAATGCAAACTAGAGGAATGATTAAACCAAACTTCTTAGCTAAAGAAAGTGATAAATTAACTGCACAAGATATGGCACTTGCAGGTTTAGATCCAGATAAATTAATGAAGTCTGGATTAACCGATATTGGTTTTGATCAATTAAGATTAAAAGCAGATGAAGTAGCTCAATTTAATCCAGCTAAGTTTAGACAAAATTTAGGTTTAACAGGCACATCATCAGAAGTAGCTGCAGCTAGAAATAGATTAGTCGAAATGTATGGTGGTGGTGCAAAAGGTAATGAATCAGTAAAAAGACTTGAAAGAATTATTGATGTCATGGATGGTCAGTATTCTTATGAATTAGGTGATGCATCTACATACTTAAAAAGATCAATTCAAATTGGTGGTATGAGAAGAGTTATGGGTGCGGTTATGCCATTAATGCCTACAGCAACTGCAGGACTTGGAGTAGCGACTATGGGATTCTTACCAACATTATCATTTATTTTATTAGGTAGAAAAGCAGGGGCTATTTTAGGAGACTCTAAAGGATTAGAAAAATTTTATAATACTGTTTATGATCCACTAGTACGAATGGATCAATTATCAGGCACAGGTGAATATAAATCTTACTTAACTCAACCTATGACTAAGGCAGGTCAAAAATCTTTTGCTGATTTATATAATTATGTCATGGAAGAAGATAAAGATGCACCTAAAGTTGTACCAGGTAAAATTGATTTTGAAGAAGTAACAAGGTATTTGTTATCAACACCGACTAAAATACCTAGAACTGGATTTAGTATAGAAAATATTACCAATGATATTAAAAATAGAATGTATCCTGAGTTAAATCAAATTAAAAACTCTACTACAGAAGAATTAACTAATGCTGAAAATTATATTAAAGGTAATATGATCGCTGCAAATCAAAATGAAGCTGCAGATAGAATTGATGATGAAGTATTAAATTATGGAAGACAACAAGAAATGAATCAAACAGGAGGTCAACTTCCTTTAGGTAATGTAGCTCCAGTACAACCTGTACAACCTGTAGATAGAGCTTCTACATTCAAAGCTTTAAATCCTTTTGATACATTGGGTCAAGCGATTGCAGAGAGAGGACAAGGGTAATGGCTACACGTAAAAAAACTGCACTGGACAGAATCGAGTACCATGAAAAGATCTGCAGAATTATGCAGAAACAAACTTTTGATAAAATAGAAAAGCTAGAAAATAGAATCCTTAGAATAGAAAAATGGATCATAGGTGGTTTAGGAGCTATACTTTTAGCTGTACTTTCTCAACATTTTTAGTATTAATAACGAATGAAAATCATTCGTACAGATACAAGTTTCACAGTCACTGATTTTAAATGGGAAAATAAATACGAGTATAAGCAGTACACACGAGACGATGATCACGGCCCACGGACCTATGCCGTCAAAGATAAAAAGGTTCCATCAGTTACAACTATATTATCAGCCACACAATCAGAAGAAAAAAGAAAATCATTGGACGCTTGGCGAGCAAGAGTAGGATACCAAGAAGCTCAACGTATTACACAACAAGCTGCAACACGTGGAACAGAAATGCATTATGTTTTAGAAAACTATATTAAAGGTGTAGGTTACTTTAACTTGTCAAAGGATGGAGCTCACGCTAGAATGATGGCTCATACAATAATAGATAATTTAGAACCTTTAAAAATTATATATGGAAGTGAGGTAAGTTTAGCATATGACGATCAATGGGCTGGTTCTACTGACTTGGTGGCTAATTATAAAGATCGCCCTTACATTATTGACTTTAAGCAGTCTAATAAACTTAAAAGGGAAGAATGGGTCGAAGACTATTACTACCAACTCGCAGCATATTCATTAGCACATAAAAAAAGTCATGGACCAATTGAAGGTGGTTTAGTAGCTATGTGCACAAAAGATTTACAGTTTCAAAGCTTTGAACTCGACCAAACCAGATTAGCTGAATATGAAGAAAAATGGTTTGAAAGAGTAAAAAGATACTATTCAGAGAAAAAATAAGCTCCTGAGAGCCTCATATTTTAACGAAACGACCTTGACGTGACCTTGGGTACCCCCTATATTTATTGCAGGTGCACAGTAATGTGGCCTATTAAACTTGCTTAAATAAGGAGGATAATATGACAGCACTTGGTTTAATGAATAACTTTTTTGATGACACGTTTGATCATGTCTTCAATAATCTAACTAAAATACATTCTTTCCCTTTTTACAATGTTGTGAAGTATGGCAAAGGTAAATATGGAATGGAATTAGGACTAGCAGGATACAATAAAAAAAATATTTCTGTTGAAGTAAAAGATGGAATATTAACTGTATCAGGTCAAGTTGATGATTCTGAGAAAGAATATATTACAAAAGGACTATCTTATAAAAAGTTTTACAAACAATTTTCATTAAGAAATGATGTACTTGTTGATGAAGCTGAAATGAAAGATGGTGTACTTACAATTAAATTAGGTTTTAAAGAACCTGAAGAAGTTAAAGGTACAAAAGTAAATATTAAATAATTATAACCATTTTAATATTTCTTCACCTAAAGTCTCTGCGCTGATTTTGATTTTCTTTTTCAGCGCGGAGATAATCAATTCATCAATCGTATCTTTCATAACCAGATCAATATAAGTTACATTTTTCTTTTGACCGATTCGATGAGCTCTATCCTCAGATTGTTGACGTACTTCCAAATTGTATGAATTAGAGAAATAAACAACGTAACTAGCATTGGTAAGAGTGAGACCATAACCACCAGTGGAAGGATTACCAACAAAAAAACGGCAGCTATCGTCAGTCTGAAACCTTCGGACAGCCTCTGTCCTATCTTCTGTTGAAACTTCTCCATATATAGCAACCACAGAACTATCCCCGTAAGTGTTCCGTAATGTTTCAATAATTTTTTTAATGTTGTGAACATAGTTAGCCCAAATAATAAACTTACCTTCTCCCTCATCCACTATCGTCATAAGGTCTTTAAGTTTAGCACAATTGTCAAATGGTGTAATAGAACCATCATCTGATTTTACAAATCCATTACATACCTGGTGTAGTTTAATTATCTCAGTTAGTTTGTTTTGAAAGCTAACTTCTTTATCATTTAATATAGCAAAAGCCATACGTTTGAGTTGTTGATACACTTCGTTCTGTTCTTTAGACATAGTTAAGTGTCTAATCTGATATATTTTCTCAGGTAAATCTAAACATTCATGTTTTCTTACACGATAAGAAAATGTTTTTAATTTAGATTCTAATTCATCTAGATTTGTATAATATTTAGGAAATAAAACTTGCCTACCATTCATATCTATTTGTTGCATTACGGCATATCTTGCTCTAAAAGTATAAAAGGATTTAAATCCTAAAAGCGATTCGCTTAGAAAGGCACATTGAGTAAATAAGTCTAATGGAGATTTTGTTATTGGCGAGCCTGTTAGTATCCTTTTGTATTGGATTGGCTTACCTAGTCTACAAATGTTTTTTGATCGTTTTGCTGATCTGTTTTTTATCGTTGTACTTTCGTCAAGAATCATCATACACGAAGAAGCATGATTTAGAGTAATTTCTTGTAATACTTTTACTCCACTTGGATGACTTAAAGCTTCAACATTAATTAAAAACCAATTTAAATAACCATCCTTCCATCTAAACGGTTCCATTTTATGTGCACCTATATTTAAATTCTCTACAGGTGCATGTATTTTAATTTCATTAATCCAGTTACGATAAACTGAGTTAGGTGCAATAACGATTACAGTTGCTATTTTATTTTGTTGATACAACCAACACGCGTTATCAATTGCAACTTTGGTTTTACCTGTACCCATTTCCATGAAGTACGCAAAGTTTTTTCTTTCTGCACCTTTGATTAAAGCTTGTCGTTGATGTTCGAAGGGTTTAGTTTTATAAATATATTGTTTCGTCATTCGTTATTCATCTCATTGGTTAGAGTTGTCCCATTAATATATTTTTTTCTTTACATTGTCAATTAAGTATTTTAATAGAGTTAAACATAAAATAGGAGGTCAATATGGACTTAGAAGCGTTGTCGAAAAATATAACAATCGACACAAGCATGTCAGCAGACATAGCTAAGAAGTGCAATGAGCTATTGGACATCCAGAAGGAAGTAGCAGATCTAGAAGACAAACTGAAAAAGGTTAAAGAATCAGAGTTGAAACTTTCTGAACAGGATATCCCTAACTTAATGCAACAGGCAGGTATTTCATCGTTGAAATTAACTGATGGTTCTTCAGTAGAAGTTAAACCATACTATGCAGCAAGGATACCTGTATCAAGAACCGAAGAGGCTTTTACTTGGTTAAGAGAAACTGGAAACGGTGATTTAATCAAGAACAATGTCGCAATAACTTTTAGTCGTGGTGAAGATGATACCGCTAAGAAATTAGTTGACGATCTAAGAGAAAAAGGGCATAATGTTAAGCAAGCCGAAAAGGTGGAACCGATGACCCTCAAGGCGTTCGTTAGAGAACAAATTGAAAATGGTAAAGACGTTCCTGCCGATTTATTCGGTGTTTACGTAGCAACAAGAACCAAAATAAAAGCGAAGGAGTAACAATGCAACAAGCAAAAGAAGCTGCAAAAGATGTGGCAGTTAAAAAAGAAGCATCTGTTCCAGTACAATTTAATCTGGAAGAAATGGCAGGACAAGGACAAGAGTTCGTAACTGCAAGGGACACAAGACTCCCGATCCTAAAAATCCTTTATGCTAATTCACCTGTACTTGACGAATCAGATGGCAAGTATATTGAAACAGCAAAACAAGGTGACATCTACAATGAAATAACTGGATCACTTTACAAAGGTAAAGACGGTCTAATCGTTGTACCATGTTTATATATCAATACCTTTAATGAGTGGAAAGATAGAGGCGATAGTCCAGGTAGACCTGTAGGTATACATACTGATCCGTCTGTCATGTCTAAAACTATGAGAGGTGATGATGGAAAAGATAGACTAGAAAATGGTAACTATATCGAAGATACAGGAAATCATTTTGTACAAATCTTAGATAGTAATTATGCACCAGTGGAGACTGCATTGATTACTATGAAATCTACTCAAAAGAAGAAATCTAAAACTTGGAATTCTATGATTGCAAGTCGAAAACTTAAAGGTAAAAAAGGTTTCTTTACTCCACCGTCTTGGGCAACAGCCTATAGACTAAAAACTACCAAAGAAAGTAATTCACAAAACTCTTGGTATGGTTGGGTTGTCGAATTCGATAGATATCTAGACGATCCAAAATTGGCGCCTACATTGGAAGCGTCAAAAGGGTTTTATGAAAGTGCGATGAAATCGGACATCTTTGGTAAAGTTGACTTCGGTAAAGAAGAAGTTAAAAAAGAGGTCACAAGCGAAGCCACACCGTTCTAATGCAAAAAGAGTTACTTCATTTATTTGAGGGCGACTCTTCCCAGTTCATCACAGTCTCTCTGACGGGGGAGACTGATGAACGGGGTAAGAAAAAAGCAGACTACCTCACGCATCACGAACCTGTAACCGAACAGTTATGGCAAGATCATATTGAAGGTAAAATTTTAATAGGGATCCGACCAGAAAATGGTGACAAGTTGAAGTGGTCTTGTATTGATATTGACCCTGCAAACTATAAAGCATACTCACAAAAAAAGTATGTCGACATCATTAGAGATTTTGATTTACCACTTGTCCCTGTTAAATCTAAATCTGGTGGATTACATTTATTTATTTTTTTCTCAGAATGGGCAGATAAAATTGAAATTAAAAAGAAGTTAGAAGAGATTAACAAAGAATACTTTTTATCTAAAGAAGTATTTCCATTAAACAAAGCAGTAGGTATGCCTTACCACAAAGCAGATGCTGCAATTGAATATGCATTTGATGATAATAATACACCTTTAATGTTAGGTGGTTTTATAGAATTAGCAAAAAAGAAAACAATAGATCCGAAAGAATTTTTAAAATCTAAAGTTACTGAATACAATGCTGAAACTGATTGGAGGGAATATCCTCCGTGTGTTCAAAAAGTAATACAAGAAGGTTGGACAGGTGAAAGAAATAATATGTTATTTAACATTTGTGTAACTGAAATGAAAAAAGCAGAAGGCAGTTTAAGTGTAAAACAATTAAAAGATATTGCTTGGGAAAGACAAAAATCTATTTATGCAAACCATCCTAAAGGACCTTTAAAAAGATCTGAAAGTGATATGGTTGCTCAATCGGTACATACAAAAGGTTACGAATACTTCTGTCCACCTAAACATGGTTTTGTTGCATCTATTTGTGATAAAGAAACTTGTAAGTTAAGAAAGTTAGGTATCGGTGTCCAGGCGCCTGATATTAAAAATGAATTTGAAAATATTATTTATACTCAAGATACAAAAGGCATAGTTTGGGAATGCGATTTTAGGGGTGCACACATTGCATTTAGACCAGAAGATTTTAAAGACCAAAAGTCATGGAGAACTTGTTTAGCTAAGCATAGAATATTTTGGTTAACCTTACCAAGACCTAAAAAGGGACCAGATCCATTTGAATTACTAATGAAGTATATCGTTGAGACTGCAACAGAGAATACACAATTAAAATATGAAGATACATTAGAAGAGGAGCAGTATCAGACGTTAAAAGATTTCTTTGAATCTACAATTGAACAAGATGATTTTGATAAACTTAAAGATGGATATACAGTATTAGACAGTAAAACAAATATGATTTACTTTAAAAGATCTACATTAGATCGTTATTTAAAGCGTTCGTCACATAAAGCTTTCTCATCTGTAGCAGAAGCTTTACGATTATTAAGATGTGATAAACATGATTACCATGAAGGTGAAAAAAATGTTTGGTATGTAGCTATGCCAGAGTTTGTAAGTCACCAAGCAATTAAGCAAACAACAAATACATCAAAAGTAGTGAGTGAAATGGATGACGAATACCATACAAAATTCAGAACTCCAAAAGCATAAGAGTCTTTACAATAAGACTATTAAAATATTTGGTCCTCCAGGCACAGGTAAAACTTGGACACTCATAGAAAAGGTAGTTAAAAAATATATTCGAAAAGGTGTAGATCCAGAGAAGATTGCATTTATATCTTTTACAAACAAAGCAGTAAATACTGCAGTCAAAAGAGCTCTAGAAGCGTTTCCACATATTAGTGATAAACAGTTTAGTCGTTTCAGAACTTTGCATTCATATTGCAGAAGATATTTTGAAGAAGAAATTTTTGATACTAAACATTGTATGATTGATTATGCATTACAAAATAAATTTGTAAAAAGATCTGACTCAAGATTATCTGAAGATAACTTTACATATAAAGATTGGTCATTAGGTATTTATGATAAAGCACGAAACATGATGCTCGACCCAACACTCGTTTATAAACAAGAAAGTCACAGATTAGATTCCTTAGATGTATTTTTAAGAAAGATTGATACATACGAACATTATAAAAAAGCTGGTGGTGAAGTTTCATTTATAGACTTTACCGATATGATTGAGAAAGCAATTGATACAGTAGAGTTTCCAGAATTAGAAGTATTAATATTAGATGAAGCTCAAGATTTTACTCCATTACAATGGTCTGTCATTTATAAAATGGTTGATAATGTTAAAAGAGTTTATTTAGCAGGTGATGATGACCAGGCTATCTATCAGTGGAATGGTGCAGATTCAAAATACTTTACGCATTACTTTCCAGGTCGCAAAGTTGTATTAAAGAAAACAAGACGATACGGTAAAGCAATACATGATTTTACACAGATCATGCGTCAAGGAATATTAGATAGTATTGATAAGATGTTTAATCCTGCAGATAAAAAGAGTGCTGTTAAAAGATATTTAAATTTTAAAGAGATTCCATTTAATTTAGAGGGCACTTGGTTTTTACTAGGTCGGGTTCATAGAACTGTAAATGAATTGAAACTATTAGCTAAAGATGCAGGTATTTATTTCTCAGATAATGAAGGTAATAAATCATTTGATACTAAACAATGGCAAGCGATCAAGTCCTGGACAGCTATTAGTAATGGTAAAAAGATTAATAAAAAAGATGCTGAAGTTATGTTTAGGTTTATTCGAGAACTTAAAGATTCTGATTTTAGAACACCAAAGTTTTGGAAAGGTGTACCTGACTATCAAGAATATAACTTTAATGATTTAAGAGAATGGTGTGGACTTGATATGGCTGATGAGATGCAGCATAAACAATGGTGGTGGATATTAAAAAGAAACTTCGCACCAAGACAAGTTATCTATTTTTTAAGGTTATTAAAAAGATATGGAACTAAAGCATTAGATGAAGCACCAAGAGTTATTATAGATACTATACATTCAGTTAAAGGTGATGAAGCAAATCATGTTGTATTGTATTCGAAAGCTAACTGGCCATCTAGTTTTAGACATAAAAACAAACAAGAAAAATCTAATGAAAAAAAGGTTTGGTATACAGGTGGAACACGTGCAAAAGATACTTTACATGTGCTTTCAACTGACTATAAGTATCATTACCCTATTGGCGAAGATTATTTAAAATTTATGAGAGGAACAAATGACGAATAAAGGAATATTTGAAGATGCATTTCCACAAGATAAACAAATTGGAGGATCTCACTATAAATCGTTTACCATACAACCCTATGAATTTATATCAAAAAACAATCTATCATTTTTTCAAGGCAATGTAGTTAAGTACGTTTGCAGATATTTAAATAAAAACGGTATCGAAGATCTTGAGAAAATTAAACATTATTGTGAATTAGAAATTAAAAAACTTAAAGACATGAAAAAGAAATGATTGGTGACAGAGATCTTGCAAAAAATTGGCATTTAAGATTTCGAACAATCATAGATAAATTAAAAAAGAAAAATGAAAAACTTTATTTACAGAATCAAATGATGAAAAGAAGATTAACAAAGTATGAGGGGTCACGTGCAATGGTTGATTATTACAATAGGAAACAAGCATAATGTCTTTACAGTTTACATTTAATTTTAAAAAACATATTTGGGCATGTCCATCAGAATACAAAGACTTATCTGGTTATAAAGAAATAGCCATTGACTTAGAAACACGTGATGAAGGAATTAATGAAAAGCTTGGTGCAGGTTGGGCAACAGGTAATGGATATGTCATAGGATTTGCTGTAGCGGTAGAAGGTTGGCAAGGTTACTTTCCTTTTAAACATTTTGGTGGAGGTAACATGATTGAAAAACAGGTAATTAAATACATGAGAGACGTATGTGCATTACCTGCAACTAAGATATTCCATAATGCTCAATACGATGTGGGTTGGTTAAGAAGAATGGGTATAAAAATTAATGGTCAAATCGTTGATACGATGATTGCTGCGGGTATTATAGATGAAAACAGGTGGTCATATAGTCTAAACAATCTGTCAAAAGATTACCTAGGGGAGTTAAAAAGTGAACAAGATTTAAATGAAGCAGCCAAAGATCATGGTATAGATCCTAAAGCTGAGATGTGGAAGTTACCTGCTGAGCATGTTGGTTTTTACGCGGAACAAGATGCACGGCTCACGTACCTATTATGGCAACGATTTAAGGTAGAAATACAGCAACAAAGCCTGGAGACTGTCTGGGATATGGAATCACGATTATTGCCTGTTTTAATCGAAATGAGAGAAAAGGGTATACGAGTGGACGTTGAGAAGGCGAATGGCCTTAAAAAGGCGTTTATGGCCGAGGAAAAGGGTATTTTAAAGGACATTAAAGATATTGCAGGGGAAGATGTAGATGTATGGAAAGCTCGAGGTATAGGCCATATATTTGAGCGATTAAAAATAGATTTTCCTAGAACTGAGACTGGCGAACCAAGCTTCACGGCTAACTGGTTGTCAAACTCAAAACACAAGATCTGTAAATTAATTGTACAAGCTAGAGAAGTTAATAAATTTCACAATACCTTCTTGCATGGGATACTTAAATATGAGTATAAGGGACGTATTCATGCAGAAATTAATCAATTACGTAGCGATAGTGGTGGGACCGTCTCTGGCCGTTTGTCTATGGCTAATCCTAATCTTCAACAGTTACCCGCACGTAATAAAGATTATGCAAAACGAATCAGAGGACTATTCTTACCCGAAGAAGGTTGCAGATGGGGTTCATTCGACTATTCACAACAAGAACCAAGAATGGTCGTTCATTACGCAGCAAGTATCGGTGAAGGATATGAAGGGTCTACCGAACTAGTAGAAGCTTATTCTAATTCAGAAACAGATTTCCATCAAACAGTAGCAGATCTAGCAGGAATAGAACGATCACAAGCAAAAACAATTGGACTTGGGTTGATGTACGGTATGGGTAAAAACAAATTAGCAATAAGCCTGGGATTATCAAAAGAAGAGGCAGAAACATTAATAGCAAAGTATAATCGTAAGGTTCCATTTGTAAAACTGTTATCGGATAGATGCATGAAAAAAGCAAGTGATGAAGGTGTCATAAGAACTAAAAAAGGTAGAAAATGTAGATTTGATATGTGGGAAACAAAAGATTTTGGTATTCATCAAGCTGAGTCTTTTGAAAATGCAGTATCAAAATATGGTAGGGCTAACATTAAAAGAGCATTTACCTATAAAGCACTAAATAGATTAATTCAAGGATCCGCAGCAGATCAAACTAAACAAGCTATTATTAGTTGTTATGAGGCAGGGTTTATGCCTAAATTACAAATTCATGATGAATTATGTTTTGATATAAAAAATGAAAATGACATAAATAAGATTAAAGAGACGATGGAAACTTGTATGGAGTTTAAAGTCCCTAGCAAAGTTGACATTGCATTAGGAGATGACTTTGGACAAGCTACATAAAAATTTTATTGCAGGTACAGGAGAAGTTATTTGGCCTTGGTATCGTATATTCAAAGATAGATTAGAACTTGTTAAGTTTGATGATGTAAAAATTGTTCATGGTACTCATGTAGAATTTAAACAAACTGTTAAAGCTGATATTGAAAAAAATGGTTTGTTATGTCCTATGGTGTTAGACCAAAAGATGCAATTACGAAATGGGAATCATAGATTTAAAATTTTAAAAAAATTAGGTGACGCAAGTTTTTTCTATAAAGCACAATCTGATGCAGAGGTTAATTTCTTTTCAAGGTTAAATGTTAAACTTTGGGAAATGCATCCAAACGTAGATAACATTATGGAGGAGCTATGGAAAGGAAAAATGTTAAAGTATACCGAGAAAGTCCCACACCTGTTCAGCACAAATGTTCGAAATGTGAAAAAATTGCAGTCGTAGTTGAAAATAAAATTTATTTCTGTGGTGAGTGTTACTGTTTAGAAAAGGGCATAAAGGCCTCTACCGATTGAACGATTTTGAAAAAAATCAAAATTTAACTAACTTTTAATTAGCTAGCTATATCAAATAGACCTTTTTGTGCGTCTAAAACACTTTGCTCATTGATCTTCGTTTTGAGCTCTTTTATTTTTATGTCGATCCACTTCATGTCTGTTGTAACTCTACCTTGTTCCAACGCTTTGTTGGCCCACTGTGACTCCAACTGAAGTTTCTCCGATATTAACTTTTGTAACATCTTCGACCTCCTCATACGTTACGTAAATTCTATCTGGCCGATATGTTGATTCAACCTGCACAGTATAGTCTTTACTGTTGAGCTTGTTAGCGAAGTTATCGAGTGCCTCACTGTCCGATGTAGCGTTTACGGTACAATCAAATTTCAAACCAGCTACACGCGCTTGGCAACGATATTGCTTCATGTGATTATCTTATCAACTATTTAGTGTAAAATCAAGTGTTTTTAGAAACCTTGTCAACCAGGCACACAATTTTTAATTCAAGTATTTGAAAGTTTTGAGATGTGAAATTAGCCGCTATTTCATTGACTTTTGTGGTAGCTACTGCTTTACATTGTTCTAAAGAATAATAAACAATTGGATCTTCTTTAAATTGCATACAGTAAGGACGATCCGAAATAGGATTTAATAAACAAATTAATCCTGCTAAAAAATATTCTTTCATTAATTCATTATGACAGGTTTTTATCCTTGACAATATACTTAGCATGTCCTATTTAAATGGGACTATGAAACTAGAAAGTAAAAGCGTAATGTTTAGAGAACTTATTCAAAAGTTAGATAGACAACTATCTCATGTCGAAGCTACTGATTATTATGGTAAGAACATGATGAACTCGAATGAGAAAGCTAAGCATGAAGGTAATGTTAAAAATATATTTTTAGCAGATGACTTCGGGAACATTTACAAACCGTTCAATCAAGAGATCTGTACGATACTTGTGAATGATGAAATCAAACATAAACAAAAGGACAAGCAATGAAACTAGACTTTGAGTGGATATTAATTATTTTTATAACTTTAATATCATTTCCAAAATTGTTTTTGATTATCCTTGGTTTAATTTTAGGACCTATATTTATATGAGTTTTAAAAATTTAGACTGGAAAGATAAACAATATGCTGCTCACAAAAGATTGAGTAAAAAAATGGGTTGGGACTTCAGTGATAACAATCCATACTTTGAAAGATTTTATATTGTGTTAGCAAACCCAAAAATAACAACCAAACAACAGATGAAAGAGGAGTGTAAGAAACATGGATATAAATAAATTTAAAAGCGTTGCAGTCAGAAAACCTGATTACGATATACTGAAAGCATTATGTGATGCTAAATTTAGATCCCCTGCAGCTATGATATCGAAAATGTTACATGAGTATGTCGATATACGTGCTAAAAAAACTAAACAACCTAAAGATAAATATCTTAAAACATTACTCAATGGCCGATCAAAAAAGTAAAGTGACTGTTTCAGTTGCCATGATGACAGAGATTACTAATCTTTTGAAGGGGATGAATGTAATGATTGATCGTCATGATAAACTTTTGACCATTATAAGTAAACGATTAGATAACTTATCTGAACGACAAGACATTTTATCAGATCGCATAGATATGTGTGAAGAATGTTTAGGTAAAGAAGGGAAGGATAACTAAATGAAAAAGGGAGAAGGTGAAATCACCATACCAACTTATATAAGGCATTATATCCATCCTCATGAAAATGGGCATGATATAATTATTTTATCTGGTGAACTTCATAAAGAACAAAAGTTGACCATAAAGTGTAGATGGCCAAAAGGTAAAAATCCTAGAACAAAACCGTTTGACCATAAGTTAAAAGACAATCATGAACTATTAGATAAGATGAGAAGGGAGGGAGGACTATGACAAAAAAAGATTTGACATTCGGAATCAAAGAAGTATCGTCATTCGATAAAGTTGAATCATACGAGATCTGTATGACTTGTAAGGGCAATGGATATTTTGCAACAGCAGAAGAACTCCAGGTCAGTGAGCCTTTAAAGTTATGTCAGCATTGCGATGGTAATGGATACTTAGAACCAATAAACACGGATCACGGCCCTAGTACGGGCTTTTTAATAGGTTTAATAACCGCAATAAAGGAATTGATTCGTGGCAAAAAATACACAAGACATTAGCGATTTACATAAGTCGTTACATATTTTAGCTAAACAATTAAACATGAAGGAATATGCACTCGTGACAGGAGTGATGTTCCGATTGTATATGGGCCAAAAATTTGATTATCGAGATACCTTTGATCCAAATTTTATGCAAGACATTCAGATGATTTGGAAAAATATTAAACAAAGACGCGTAGAGAAAAAAGCAAAAATTATTAAATTAAGTGTAGTGAAGGGTGGAAAAGCTGATGGCAACTGATTACACTGTAGATATGAGTATCTTTAAAGATTTTTTAGATATACCGAAAGTCGAGGGGTGGTCTGGACAGGATATTCATAATCTAATAGAAAATGTCCATGATGACTATAATTACCATTATAAAAAACGAAGGAGTGACCCTGATCGGGTAGTATATTTCCGTGACTTACTCTCCTACCTTGTTAAAACTTATGGGCACTAGCTTCGCTGCCACTATGTTATCTACTCAAGAAATTATGGCTGAAGAAAAACTTTGGCGTGGAGTTTTATGTAATGCTTTAGAAGATTCATGCAACAATCAAAACGATCGAAAGAGCTCTGTTTATAAGTTTGATGCGCACAATTGGATTATTAATGATGATGATGATTTTCAAAAAGTTTGTTATTGGGCAGGATTTAGTCCAGAACATGTTAAATCAAAATACATACAAGCTATCGAAAAAAAGGATATAAAATTTACTGAAAAGCAGGTTGCTTGGAGAAGATATTATGTGCAGTATCATAAGTATCGTAATTGTAAGGAACCTGAATCTAAAAAATACCACCGAAAACATTTAGAACATTTACGAAGATGCGTGACGAGTGCAACGACTGCTTTGTTTACGAGTATCTTGGTAAGTGTGATTGTTTAAGTCCTGGTTCCAGTCTCCCATCCCCAGGACTCCTAAACATAAACTTAAGGGATTGAATATATATTCGAGAACGGTATATAGCGATTAACGGTTTTATGTCAAGCGTTAAAGGATCACGGAACACGGCTCACGGGCCAATGGGGGGTATCCCCCCTTGTCAGCTAAGTCATGGTACCTCCGTTTATGTTTGAAAAGAGCTAATATGAAAAAAAACAACTATTAACTATTAATAGATATCCGTAAATGACAAAAATTGCAAGTCAAAAAATTACTTTCCCACTTTCCCAGTCCCTATACCCCTTCCTTAGAAAAAAAAATAATTATTTTTTTTTCATTACAGCACTTTTTTCTAGGAAACTAGGAAAAACCAATAATACCAACACTTTTAGCTTAAAATTAACTAGGAAACTACTAGGAAATTCCCAGCATTCTAGGAAAAATACCATTTTCTTACGGCTAAAAAATAGAATTTTATTGACATGTATTTATTTTTCTA